GTTCCAGTTACCGTTACAGGTCCTGCTAAAACTCCTGAATCTATTGTTTGATCATCACTTAAAGTAGAATTGTGTGTTGTTACATATGCCGTTGGATCCATGCTAGGAGATGGTGCACGTTTCGCTGGATATGTACAAAATACATCTTTCGTACCTGCTGAAAAATCTACAGCAGCATCACTGTTTGTACTCTCAAGTATCGTTGTTCTTGATAACGTATCGGGTGTTGCATCAGTTACTGTTCCTATACCAATTTCATACTCTGTGCCTGATTGAGCTACAATAGCATAATACGTTGTATTAGTCGTACCAATCCCAGCAACAAAAGTTTGAAATCCACCACTTGCTCCAGCAAGATTTATAGTTCCAGTTCCTGTTGTTGTCGTGGTTTCCTTAACACGATCATTGATAATCAATGCCATGTTAAATCCTTACGATAATCTCAGTATAGCTGTACTTGTGCCTGGTGCTGGAAATTGAACAGTAAATGTACCGTTGGTTGCTGTAAAGTCAGAACCAAAAGCTAAAATACAAACTGCGTCCGTTGTTCCCGTTCCACCATCAGTAGTTGTGTTGTAAATCATTGCTCCATTAGCTGTAAAACTTGCAGATGTCCACTGAGGGTCATTTGAAAAATCTACATATGCTGTTGTTGCTGATGTACTACCTGTAACCGATTGACCAGTTAAAGCAAGACCTCCTGCTGAATAAGCAGAGCCAGACGTATTTGTAATTTCATTACTTGTTGAATAATCTTCTGTAGATGCTCCTAAACTTGCACTTGATGTAAACAATGCAATTTTAAAAGTACTACCACCACTTGCAAAATCATGAAACCCTTTTAAAAGGTCTCTTTTAAATGTGTTGCAAACCGCTTGTGTTATAGCCATTTTTATCTCCTATGGGTTTTGAGACTGCAAAGGAACTCGAATAACACCATCTTGATACTCATCCCTTCTTCGTCTACCTTGTTGTTCAATTTGCAAGCGTTCTAAAGCTTGTTGATAACTTTTATCATATTGAGCAAGCAAATCATATGGTCCTTTAAGGTATTTAAATGCCTCTAAAAGACAAGCATATAATAAAACTTGTGGTGCATTCTGACTAACCCAAGTTGTTGTGTTAGCAGTAGAAAGCCCGGTTTCATTACGATTCAAAGCTAACTCTATCTTATATGCTGAATCAGGGGTTGGCGCAACATATAATGTATTTTGATCCCACATAGCATAATATTTTGGTTTGCCTTGAGTGGTTCTATTAGGCCAGTATTCAGTCATATAACTAATATCTTTTTGTAATAAATAACTTCTTACATTTGCATCTGTTCCAGCAGTTGGATATATAGATGCTGTACGAACAAATGACATTGTAGAAGGAGTGTCACCTGGTAATACAATAAATTCATTTCCTACACTTAACGTTGTAAATTGATAAGATCTAAAACAATCTAAATCTACTTCTCTAAATATACGAAGTTCGGCTTGTAAAATAAAATCATTAACTACTGTTGTTGTAAGAACATCACTAGATGTTTCTGTGTAATTTTTTATTTGATCTACTAAGGCTGAGTAAGTTGTCATGATATTACCACCGTTACATTTCCTAAAGCACTATTCATTATAGTATCTTGATTAGCTTGAGAACTACCACTTAAAGGCTGCATCGTTCTTACTTGAACGGTTTCCATAGCCCCTGGTGCAGGTATAGGATTAAACTGCTGTATTGTTTGCATTACTGTCTGAAAACTATTTGATCCAATTGCAGGTGAAATACCATTAGTACCTCCTTCGCTCATGCTTGTTGATCTTACATCATCATTAATATAAATTCCTCCTAAAGGAATTGTAACACTAACTACTTGTGGTTTAGCGTGAGATAAAGATTGTGCATCTGTTGGGTGATTAGTTGGATTTAATAAAGGAGATTTAGGCTCATATTCTGATTGATGTACCCACGCTCCGGTCCACTCTTGAACCATTTCATTATAAGGATATGCTTGTCCATCTCTGTCAGAAATACGTAAAGCAAATTTTCCTGAAGCGTATCGTGCCATTAATAAGATCCCCCTACTAATCCAATTTTAGGAACAAAATGAGAGCTAACATTTTCTCTGTTCGTATCAGCTGCTCTTTTAAATTCCTCTTCATATAAAACTTTTAACATTTGTGTTCTATCTGGTGCATATTTTAAAGAAATATAATACGCTAAACCTGCCGTTAAGCATGGTAAAAAAGAAAAAGGAATTTCAGTGTTATTGGTATAATCACCCGAATCTTGCATTCGTAACATAGCATAGTAAACTACTGTATAAGCAACGTCAGCTGCTGGATATAAATATAAAGTAGGGTTAATTGTTTTTTCAAAATAATATTGAGTAGGTCTTCCTCCAGAAGTTTTAACTGTGTAATTTAAATAAGTTGATCTACCTATAGGTGAACAAGAGTATTCATTGTTATCTGAATCACGAATAACGAGATCTGTTATTTCAACAATTTGTGAAGCATCATCTGCACCTGCACCAAACAACGCTGTACCTGTAAGCGAAGTGGTATTAGCTGCAAGAGCTGCAGTTTGTTTTTGTATCGTCCAAAGATTAAGTCCTCTGTTTGACCATTCAGCCAATAAAAGGTTTAATGAACGACGTGCGGTTTTAAGTTGGTAACCAGTACGATCTTGTAAACCGCATCGTTCAAAAGCCTCTTCAACTATTTCATCGATGGAAAGATCAAAGTTAGCTGTGCTAGCATATGTTGGCATTATCTATTGATCTTGCCTTTTTTGCGAGCCTTGCTTCCAAACTTTCCATAAGAATCATCTCTGCTTGCTTTTAATTGTTTTTTAGTTCTTTTCTTTTTAATACGCATAGCAATAGATTCGTCTTTACGATCTTTGTATCCTTGTTTTTTCTTTTTTACTCTTCCACCTTTTTTCATTCCGTCAAGAATAGTAGTAGGAGTACGTTTGCCCTTTTCACCAACACCATAACCTCTAGAATACATCATGGTTCCACCGTCTTTCATATTTACAGTTTCACCCATTGCCATTCTTTTATGTTGATTAACAGGACCGCCTTTGGCCATTTTCTTTTTACCCATCATTCCGCCACCACGCTTCTTGACTGGACCACCACGTTTCATTGCAGTTTTCTTTTTACCCATCATGATAGACCTCCATCGATCTTTTTGTATTTATTAGCCCGAGATACCACAACGTCTTGATAGTATTCGGCAGGCCACTTCTCATAGTAGCCTTGTTTATGTAATTTATCAGAAGCTTCCTGTAATTGCGAGAACTTTTGTACTAACATCATAGAATATTTATATTCAGGATAATCCTCTGGCATCTCCTGGGCCTCCTCTGTAGGGAAAACAAGGAACTCTTGTTCTTCTACAGTGGCAGGATTAGAGGGATGAAAGCTCATAAAATATATGTCTTTTGAATTGTACCACTCATTGTACGCTTCAGTAGCAAGATGAAGCTCATCGGGAGTGTAACTATAATATGGGTCACAAAATATCAGTATATCTTTTTTGGTAAAATCTAAATTTTTTATACAATCATTTAATTCTTTTTTATAAGTGCTGTGTTTAGTTTTAACAGCCACCCAAACTTTATCATCATGCCAAGCTTTTTTTGCATAAGGACAAGCAGGCACGCCACCTAAATGTACATTAGATACTTCTAAAAAATTTTTAGACCAAAGTCTAACGTCGTCAATTATCTTTTGCCTTGTCGGTTGTATTTTTTCCATGATTTTAAACTATGTTTATTTTTTGGTTTAGATCTGCTAGAGCTTCCTATACTTGTTCGTTTTTTAATTGGAGTAAAATATTCGTTAGTTGGTGGTTTAGCCATAAATTATAAATAAGTTAGTGCACCTACAATCCATAAAGCAGCAAAACATGTATATGCTATTGTTATAGGATCCATTAGTTTGTCATTTGAGACAAAGGATTGTTAAGAGCTTTCTTAATTTGTTTGTCTATCTTCTCTTGTAGTTCTTTCATTTTCTCATCTAATTTTATTTCTAAATCTTTCATATCATTTTCTATATCTTTAATAGTAACTTTTAATTCTGATGCATTTTCTCTCGAGTCTTCTTTTGTTTGTTGTTCTACATCATTAACTATTTTTTCAATACGTCTCACGTCTTGACGCAAATCATTTTTCAATTCATTTGCAACATCTGACACTAATCTTATTTCAGACATAATCATTTCCATTTCTTGCATGATCATGTTCACTTCTGTTTGTATGATATCTGTTTTGCTATTTAATTCTTCTTTAGTCAGCGCTATCTCTTTATCAAAACCACTTAGATCTGGTGCTACATATTCTTGGATCTGTTCTTTCATCGTTAGATAATCTTTGTAAAATTCAAAGCCACCCCACAATCCACCACCAAGTGTAGTCAAGGCTGTAAGGATAACGAATATACGTCCGCCTTTAAACTTAAGTCCCGCAAACTCAACTTCTGCCATTGCTATTCCGAATCCGTCTGCCATTGTTGCATAATCATTTCATCCATCATACCATCACTGCCAG